CCCTTCTAGCTATGTCATTGTATTGCTCATCGTCATGGATGCTGAGTAGCCTTGCACCAACTATCAAGTAGCTGGTACTATCGGCCCATCAGCACCGGACAGCCGGTCACCGGCTATCCACGTCCACCTCATTTTTACGGTATGAGGAACCGTGGATTCGCCGAATAGGACTGGTCCACCAAAACCAAAAGGATCAACATCAATTTGGTTAAGGAGGAATAGCCTATTCCAGCTCGAGCCTTTCGACCACTCAACAGTGGCCGGGAAGAGTTGTGGCAGTTTCCATTCGTGTCTCTGAAGTTTCGCATTCCAGCGATACTTAAAAGCACGTAAGGACTCCACTGTCTCTTCTCTGCTACACGAATCACGTTTAAAGGCAAACATATAGTCTGCCTCATACGACGTGACCGGGAGCGGCCCGAACTGCTCAAAGATACAATCCTCTACGAAATTCGCAGCAGAATCGTATCGTCTGTCACCATCTCTAAGTGCATTAGCATATGAGATGTACGACAGGAGAGCTGTTGGTGACGTACCGCGTTTCGGCCAAAGTGTTTTAAACCGGACAGGGTTTACGCAATTCAACTTGAATGCGTCCAACCCGCATGATTCTCGGAAGAATCGACCGGTACAGCACTTGTCATCGTTGAACCGCAAATGCAGTTCTTCGAATATAGGCCGGAATTTGGCGTAATCGCACTTACGTGCGATTAAGTCGTCACCGTAAACGTACACTTCTGGAAGACCAGCAAGGTCCTTCTTTCTGCGTACGCTTACGAGCGAGCCAACTGCTATCGCCCAAAAGGTGAGAGCCTCGACGGGAAAGCAACATGCTGAACCCATCGGTGCAAACTTCCTTAAAGGCAGCAGACGCCCGTCTGGCAAAGCATTGTAGGTACTCCTACACGCAAATAAGCATTTGCTCACATGCGGTGGGAATATCTGCTCAACTAGCCAGGCGGAAACACGGTCTGAAGCATCTTTCATATCGAGAGTGACAAGACAATCTGTCTCGCTACTCCCGTTATAAGATGCATTCAGGGCTAATCGGCGATTAACATCTTGGCACGTGAAATTCACGTACCCTGATGTAATGCTACGCTCACTCTCAACAGTGTTGACAATGAGCGCACCTAATCCCTGTTGGATCCACTGTATTTCAAGTGGCTCCATGGAAATTAGGCGAGGCCCGCGCGAGTCTTTTGGCACCAAGCACACTTTAGAGACTATCTTTTTATGTGTGCGAAAGCGCCTAAGCCCGTGTAGCTCGTCGCAGAGGTGACTGTAGTTCACAAACATGTAGTCTGCATAACTGTAGACTTCATCGAGTGAGGGATAATAACGCTTGAAATTCATTTTCTCATGCGCTTTCTCCCCAGTCGCTACTGCGCCAGGACCGTGCTTTGGAACTATTGTGTAAGGATCAATCGACCCTAACACCCAGTGAAGAAGTATCGCCGCATTCTCCAATGCGGAACGACACTCAGGCGATAGAGCATCCCTGCTTTCGCCTAAACTGGGTAACTCCCTGTCTCGAGTGACATAGTCATCGAGAAAGTTAGTCACCAGTTCCTTACTGTATGATAGTTCTAGCTTATACGCCAAGTAGCAAATTTGGCGTATGGCTCTCACCGCAATGACTTGAGCGGCCGAGTCTGTGTGCTCCTTTGGCCAGTCGGATTTGAGTCCGACTAAACGCCTTATGAAACGCACGTCACAGTCACTTAAGTCATCTTCCTTGACCTTGCCATCGGTAGCGAAGATCAACTTCCACAGAGTACCAAACAAAATCGGTATTTCTGTGGTCCCGTACTTTTGCTTTTTAAAGCATAGAGGTACGGCAAGTTGAGTATCTTGCGAGATCGCTTTATCAAGCGCCTTCGCAAGACTTGGCAAACTTTTCGCAAAGAATGCCATGCCTTCGTTATCCGACCTACCTCTGATGGACGCAATGTCCTTTTCAAAGGATGAGGGATGCAGACCAAGTTGGTTTGCGGTGTCCCTTAAGAGTCGGATGGAAAGTTCAGTAAAAAACTGAACAGTTCCAGGCTTTTCAGGTTGTCTCATTGACAATCCTCCAGACCTCGCATATGCGCATGCGACTCCTCAAGGTAATTGGCCCAGGGTCACGTCTGACCCTGAAGAAACGGCGTGAAGTTCTTGTCGTAGTCGGGCGCTTCATCATCGGCGTCACAACCACGCAGGAACCCCACCAGAATCCGGGCCAATTGAATTTCGGCACCCGACGGAACATAGTTCGTCGGAATGTCGAAGACTGCGTACGCGACCACCGGGGCATGAGTCCCGTATAGGCCGAGTACCGCATCGTAGCTCGGCACCTCGAATCTTACGAGGTGTCGATACCGCGTGTTCGCACCACTCCCAACCTTTTGGTGGGAGATCTTCAAGTTTTGGAGCACACCATGCTCGATGTCCGGATCGACAATGTAGTCGACGGCACCAAGTGTGGGGTATCCAACCTTGTTGAAAGTGCGAGTGTCATTCGTTGGACTGTTATCATTGTCCAACACCAAGGGGTCGCTAAACATAAGCGAGATCCTCCAGTTAGGGCGTAAGCCCACTACTGGGAGCTTCGTTATAGGGAACTTCCCTACATACGAGTGGCTACCAGTTCGGAGAGTAACACGATCTGACGGCCCGATGGGGTCCGAAAGTTCGGGTACAACTCCTGGTCGACGAGCCAATTGCCCGTCCACCTATAGTATCCTTCTTCGATATATTTTCGAGAAGGTTGAGCTGGGGAAGCAATCCAAGGATTTTGAGGGTCAGGAACCGTGGGAACAATCTCAAGGTTCTTAACCTCATACTCCTCTATGAACTCGAATTTAATCGAGTCACAGAAATCGTGAATCACGATTTTGGACGGGAGGTTGGTGAAATCCAACCTTTCCAGCAGACGACCGACATCGTAAAACCAATCGACAACGAAGCTAAATGGCACGACCTCCCACCAATCACTTGGTGAGACGTTGATACCAAAACGATCCATTGCGGCCAAAAGATAGGCCAGAGAACCTTGTTGAGGTATCTCATAATGGAACGTCGCGGTCGCCGAATACACAAGCTGCTTTAGAGAACGATGTATCTGGATATCTGCTTCCACGCTCTCAACGAACGTGTTAGCATACCAGAACTCGCCCTCGTAAGCAGCATGTGCAGGCTCGGGTTCATAGAACTCGAGCGGCTTCACGTCGGCAGGATCAATAGACCTTTTGAAGTGGTATGTGAGAACTTTCCCAGCGTCATTGACGTAATGGGAAACATCCTTTCTTAGGTTATAAAACCTAATGAGGATTTTCTTCATATCCGCAACAAAGGGTAACCACCCGAAGGTGGTAGAGAGGTCCAGCGACGCCCACTCCTTTATGGGGTGAGCAAGGAAATCTCGAACGAAATTCGGTAGATCAGAGACAATGTCTTTGAACTGCCGGATCATTCTTGGGAAATCCTTTAGTTCCGCAAGGAAGACGGGTAACGATAGCCCAGCTTCCATATCCGGAATCATCGCTGTAGATGCCAGCTTACGGAGTTTATTTAGTGACCATCCATTTCTGGACCACCACTTAAATTCCTCCTTCGTCATGAACCTGGAAGTATTACCAGACTCAATCGGAGGGCTGAACGAGAAGGAATTGGACTTAAATCCAATCGAGGGGCGAAACCGCAGGACAATTAGTCCTGTAGATGTAGGCCATCGAACCCAGTAACCTGGGTTATAGATAGCCATACGTACACTCGGATAAACCGAAGTGTACCGCTTTCTCAAATGACAGCAGGGATGTATGTTCCACTTGGTACCCTGGAGCCTAAACAAAAAGCTCCTGTACCAGCGGGTGAGAGCTGATACCGAATAAATCGGTACCCGGTCTTTTGAACCGGGAACTTCCACCCAGCGGACAACATCAGGCTTGGTCAGTTCAGGCAGGAAATCGCTAGGAGGAGCTTGAAGCTCATCTTCGCAATATTCGTACTTGATACGGTCCAGCCACAAATCGCCGTCCATGTATGAAAGATTAGGATAGAGAACACTCCCTGACGACCAACTAATTACGTCGTCTAGAGTAGCGCCCTCAACTCCTAACCATTCAGGTCCGAGACTCCCGACTTGACATCGGGGGCTTACGGACACATGAACGTCAGATGTCCAGCTGTCAATCGACCTTTCTCTTACTCTCATATGGATCCTTTCTGCATCCAACGAGGTTCCC